CTCCTAAGGGGGCGTGGGGTACCCTGGGGCCATGGGGTACGACCACCGTCACCGCCAGGCCCGTGCCGAACTGTTGGCTGACCGCCCGGTTTGTGTTTGGTGTCGTGGGGCTGTGGCGACGGAAGCTGACCACGTTCCGCCGTTGGCGTCGTTCCCGCCTGGCGAGTGGGTCGGGCAATACGTTCCGAGCTGCGGCCCGTGCAATGCTTCCCGTGGCGGTCGGCTGGCTGCGCAACGCAAGAAGCCGAAACCTGTGACCTCGAGGAGATGGTGATATGGGTCGACATCGCAAAGCCGTAGAAACGTTTTTGGAAACTGCCGAGGGTGACCCGGTCGTAGTTGAGACATGTCGAGGGCTTGCTGATCGTTGGGACGCAATTGAGGCGGGCGCTGACGGTGCCGGACAAATCCCTCAAATCGCGGCCGTTTTGCTTCAATCATGCGAAAAGCTGTCGATTCCGCACGAGGATGCCCTGGCTTCGCTTGAGAACGCATTGAAAGCCATATGAGCCAGCCGTACTACCAAGACGACCACGTCACCCTGTACCACGGCGACGCGCTTGAAGTGCTGCCCAGCCTCGGCGACCTCGACTTGAGCCTGTTTGTTACTGACCCGCCGTTTGGGATTAGCGACGCACCGATTGAAGGTCAATGGCGCATTGGTAAAAGGGTAGGTTCGGTTAGCACCTGGCACGCCAAGTCGACTTGGGATCACTCGCTTCCGGCTTTTGATCAGCTTTTCCCGCCGGCCGCTACGGTGGCAATGTTCGGCCATTGGCGCAAACGACTTGAGGTCGAGGCCCTTATGCCGACGCCACTCCGTACTGAAATTATTTGGGCCAAAGACACTCACGTCGGACCGCCCTGTCCGGTCGCTCGACGCGACGAACGTATCTGGGTTTTCTCGCCTGACGGCATCACGCCGACTCGGTTTGAAACGTCTGTCTGGGACTCGCCGATCATACCGACGTGGGCGCACCGGCGACACAAAAACGAGAAACCTCTATCTCTTATGATCCGGCTCGTCTCGTGGCTTACCGATTCGGCGACAATTGTCGACCCGTTCGCCGGCTCAGGCACCACGCTTCGAGCAGCAAAAGACTTGGGGCTAAGCGCTATCGGCATTGAGCAGCTTGAGCAGCATTGCGAAACAGCAGCTAACCGCCTAGCTCAAGAGGTGCTGCCGCTATGACTTACCCGGCGGCTTTGCACGCCACACCTGCAAGCGATTCACCGAGCCGAGGGCACTACCTTGCCCAGGTCGCCGAGCTCATGGGCTTGTACTTGTTCGGCTGGCAGCGGCAGGTTGCTGACGTGGCGCTTGAGGTCGACGAGGCTGGCCGGTACAAGCGCCGCACCGTCGGTGTCAGTGTCGGTCGGCAGAATGGGAAGACAGCGCTGCTGTCGGCTCGTATCGGCCTGGAGCTGCTCGCCGGCGGGCATGTCGCCTACACCGCCCAGGACCGAGGCGGCGCACGCCTTAAGTTCCAAGAAACTGTCGAGATGCTGCGGCCTGGCCTCGGCTCACGCTTTCAACAGCTCCGGCTCGCGAACGGCAGCGAATGCTTGACCATGTCCAATGGTGCGTCGTTCCGAGTGGTCACCCCCTCAAAAGACGGAGCTCGTGGTCTGTCGCTTGACCTCGTCGTGATTGACGAGGCGCTGGCGCATCCGCTGGAGCTCGTCGGTGCCCTCGGCCCGACAATGTCAACACGGCCGTCGTCGCAAATGTGGCTCGCCTCGAACGCCGGCACGAGCCAGTCGCAGCTGCTGCGCCACTACCGTGACCTCGGCCGGGCTGGTGATTCGCCCTCGCTGGCCTGGTTCGAGTGGGCCGCAGCTGACGACGCCGACCCCGACGACCCCGAAACGTGGCTAGCAGCAATCCCGACGCTGGCCGAGGAGAAAGGCGTCACGATGGCCGCCGTCGAGGACTTCCACGGCACCATGACCACCGACCTGTTCGACCGAGAAATCTTGAACCGGTGGCCGTTGGAAGCTGGCGACTACGCCCTTGACTTGGCCGTGTTCGCACAGCTCGAAGAGCACGACCTGCCGCACGGCGACAAGCTCGCCCTTGGTGTCGACGTCAGCCCGATGCGAGATTGGTCCACAATCGCGATCGCATCGCAGACTGGCGACCGATACCTGACCGAGATCGTCGATCACCGGCCCGGTGTCGGCTGGGTACCTGCACGCCTCGCCGAGCTCGCACAGCGTTGGGGCGCAACAATCGTCATTGACGCCGGCGCAGCCGCTGGTTCGCTGCTCCCGCATCTGCAGCATCTCAACACGCTCGAGGTCGGTGCCCGTGACTACTGCGCCAGTTGCGCCACCATGCACGACGCCATCGTCGACGGCAAACTGGCACACCTCGGCGATACCATCCTCACCGACGCAGTCGCCTCGGCCACTCGACGCCGGCTCGGTGATCGGTGGGCTTGGAAGCGCACGAGCGATGAAAGCCCAATCACGCCGCTTGTGGCTGCTAGCCTTGCACTATGGGGCGCAATATCAGTCGCGCCGAAACCTACCCCGCAGGTGTTTTGATGTATCACGCCGCCCTCCAGCTCGCCGGCCTGCTGCTGGCGATCATCGCCACGTTCATGGAGTTCGGAGCGTGGCCGGCAGCGTTCGCTGTCGGTATCGCTGTCGTCATCGTGTCGGCCGCTGTTGAGGCTGGTGAACGATGATCGGCGACCTGATCCGTCGCCAGGAACGCTTCAACACAGCGTTCTCGCTGCCACCGAGGCAGCCAGTCAGTCAGCCCATCACCGGCCCGATCACCGTCACACGCGCCACGCTGCTGTCAAACGTCGTCGCCAACCGCTGCGTCGCCCTCATCAGCGATCAGATCGGCTCGCTGCCCGTAGCCGCCGAACGCAACGGAGAGCCAGTCGAAACACCGACTTTGCTTGCAGCGCCCGAAGTCGACCGTACCCGCTCCGAGTTCATGGCAGCCCTCGTCACGTCGCTGCTCGTCAACGGCAACGCCTACCTGCTCGCCGGCAACCGCAACAGCCTCGGCTTCGTCAACAACGTCGTGCTGCTCGACCCCGAGGCCGTCCAGGTCGTCGTCGTCGACGGCCGGCCGCAATACCGCACCGCCCGCAACGTCCTGAACCCTGAGGACGTGCTCCATATCCGCAACTTCACTTTGCCGGGCCACGTCGTCGGATACGGCCCGCTGCAATGGAACACGCAATCCATCGCCCAAACGCTCGCAGCCGACCAGTACGCCGGCGAAACGTTCATGACCGGCGCTGTGCCCGACGGCGTCCTGCACTCCGAAAACGAGATCACCAGCGACCAGGCGCAGGACTTGAAAGCGGCGTGGATCGCTGGCAACGGTGGCCGGCAACGAGGCCCGGCCGTGCTGTCGGGCGGCGTCAAGTACCAGCCGCTGGAGTTCTCATCGGTCGACATGGAGCTGCTCGACAGCCGCCGGTACAACGCCGAACAAATGTGCACCCTGTTCGGTGTCCCGCCGCACCTTGTCGGCGTGCCCTCGCAAGACTCGAAGACATACAGCAACGTCCAGCAGGACTCGCAGTTCTTTGTCCGTTTCACGCTGCGGCCGCTGGCAATCAAGATCGAAGAAGCGCTGTCGACGCTGCTGCCTCGAGGTCAGCGGGCCGTGTTCAACTTCGACGCTGTGCTGCGAGCAGACACACAAACACGATACGACGCATACGAAACCGGCTTGCGGGCCGGCTTCCTCACTATCGACGAAGTCCGAGCTTTGGAGGGCTTGACGTGACCGAGATTGAGACACGCACCGTCACGTTCGACGGCATCGAGACACGCACCGACGACGACGGCTACCGCCACCTGGTCGGCGTGGTCGTCCCGTGGGACGGTGAATACCGCATGCCAAACGGCCTCACCGAATCGTTTGAGCGTGGCGCATTCACAAAGACGCTCAAGGAACGTGGCGACCGTATCCCGCTGTACCAGCAGCACGAATCACGTTCGACGCTGCCTGTCGGCACCTCGGTCGCCTGGCAAAACACCGCCGACGGCCTCGTGGCTGACTTCCGCATGGCCCGCACCGAACGCGCCGCCGAAGTGCTCACCCTCGCCGATGACGGCATGGTGACCGGCCTATCGGTCGGCTTCATCCCGGTGCGTTCCCGCACGGAGACCCGCGGCGACCAGCAGCACATCGTCCGAGTCGAGGCCCGCATGGACCACGTCGGCTTCGTGGCGCAGCCGGCCTACGACGGCGCACGCGTGCTCGCTGTGCGTCACTTTGACGCCGACGACCCCGAGATCGCACCGAGGCTCGCACGCTGGCGAGGTGCTTTCGCATGACGATGAAATCCGAGCAGATCACGATCGGGCTCACTGCGGTTCGGATTCTCAATGATCTCAACACCAACCGGCACATTTACTTTTTTGATGACAGCTCGCACCCGGTGTACCTCGGCGGCTCGGACGTCACGACGAGCAACGGGCTAAAAGTGCCAAAGAACAGCGGCTTTGAAATTTTCATCCCGGTAAATGAAGAACTGTGGGCCGTGTCCTCCAACGCCGACCAGAAAATCAGCATCCTTTACCAGACAGACTGATCTGATAACCTCACTCGAAACCCACGTTGCGCCGCTGGAAGCGCCGCCCGCCAGCTACGGGCACCCGACCAGCACCCGACACCCCACCACCACTACCAAGAAAGGCGCAACCGTGCGTTTGCTTGATCAGCTCGTCGAAGAACGAGCAGAACTGTCCGAAACTGTCGACGGCATCCTTACCCGTGCCGCCGACGAAACCCGTGATCTCTCCGAGGCCGAAGACAAGAACCTCGCCGAGCTCAAGGCCCGAGCCGATGCCCTCGACGAGCGCATCACCGAGCTTCGTGCCATTCAGGTGAAGAACCTTGAAGCGGCGAAGCTTCGTGCCGAGGTCGCAGCGACCGACGAACCCGAGGCCCGTTCGGCCGCCGGCGTCGTCCAGGTCCACAGCGAGCCCGTCACCTACCACGAGCGCGGCGATCACTCGTTCTTTGCCGACCTCGTCGCTTCCCAGTCCCGCAACGACATCGCGGCTCGTCAGCGCCTCGAGCGTCACATGCAGGAAGTCGCAGTCGAGAACCGTGACGGCACCACCGCCAACGTCAGCGGCCTCGTTCCGCCGGCCTACCTCATCGACCTTGCGGTCGCCAAGGCCCAGGCCGGCAGGCCCACGGCCAACGCCGTGCGCAACCTGCCCCTCACCGATTCGGGCATGACGGTGAACCTGTCACGGGTCACCACGTCCAGCTCCGCCGCGGTCCAGCAGGAAGGCGGCGCTGTCTCCGAGACCACCGTCGACGACACGCTCCAGACGGCCCCCGTCGTCACCATCGCCGGCATGCAGGACTTCTCGGCGCAGGCCCTCGCCCGAGGCATCGGCGTCGACCAGCTCCTCATTGAGGACCTCGCGATGAGCTACGCCACCACCCTTGATGACAACATCATCAACGGCGACGGCACCAGCGGAGCTTCCACCGGCATCCTTAACACCGCCGGCATCGGATCCGTGACCTACACGGACGCCTCGGCGAGTGGGGCGGAGACCTGGCAGCAGGTCGTCAAAGCCATCTCGACCGTGCAGACGTCGAAGTTCCTGTCGCCCGACGTGGTGGTCATGCACCCCCGCCGTGCGGCGTTCATCGCCGGCAGCCTTGACTCGAGCAACCGCCCGCTCATGCAGCCCGTCGTCGCCACGGCGTCGAACGTGCTCGGCACTGGCGAGCTCTCCTACGGCGCTCCGACCATGTCCATCGCGGGCCTGCCCGTCGTCACCGACTCCAACATCCCGACCAACCTCGGCACCGGGACGGACGAGGACGCCATCATCGTGATGCGCTCCGACGACGTCATCCTGTGGGAAGAGAACGGCGGTTCGCCGCTCGTCGTCCAGTACGACAGCGTCGGCTCCGGCACCCTCACCGTCCGGATCGTGGCCTACGGCTACAGCGCCTTCCTGGTGCGTGATCCGAACAGCGTCGCCGTCATCACCGGCACCGGCCTCAACGCCACGCTGTAATCCCCCCCCCATGACCTCGTTGTAGGTCACCCTTCGTCGGTCGGGTCGGTACCAGTCCCGGCCCGGCCGACACCCCAACCCTTGAGGAGTTCGCCATGTCCGATGCACTCTGGAAAAAGCAGGCCCCGAGCCGTGTTCAGAAGCCCGTCAAGGCTCCCGCTGCTGCGCCTGCGCCCGCTCCGGTGAAAAAGTCCAGCAAGAAGGCGAAGAAGGCCTGACGATGGCGTACACGTCCCTCAGCGTGCTCAAGGACTACCTCGGCATTCCTTCCGGCACGACCTCGGAGGACACGCCGCTCACAGCAGCGATCAACGCTGCCCAGGACCTGGTCGACGGCTACACCAACACCACGTTTGAGTCCACCCTCGAAGCGCGTGTGTACCGGGCCGACGACCCGCATGTGCTCTACGTCGACCAGTTCCACACCCTTACCGGCTTGGTCGTCAAGACAGACACAAACAACGATGGGTCGTATGACACGACCCTGACGATCACGACCGACTATTTGGTGCAGCCGTTTAACGAGCCGCCGTTTACGTCGCTGCTGCGAGTGTCTGGCGATTGGCCCCGTTACGACTCGGGCCGGCCAGCCGTCGAGGTGACAGCGGCCTACGGCGACCAAAACGCCGCAGCCGTCCCGTACGCCGTGCAACAAGCCGCCCTTATCCTCGCCGCACGCCTGTACCAGCGCAAAGCATCTCCGCTCGGCATCATGACTGGCTTCGCAGACTATGGAATTGCGAGAATCAGTCGGCAGGACCCCGACGTCGCTGCGCTGCTGCAGCAATACAAGCGGCTGGCGACCGCCTGATGGCCGACTACACCGCCATTCGGGACGGCCTCGCCACACAGCTCGAAACTGTCCCGACGTTCTTGACGGTGCACGCCACCGTTCCGAACCGGATCGTTGCGCCGTCAGCCGTTGTCGTGCCTGGCCGGCCCGTCGCCGTTTACCACGACAGCATGATCGGCAGCGGCGGCTCGCTTACCGTGTTCAACTTTGAGCTCGTGTGCGCTGTGCAGTCGATGACCGAGGAGTTCGCGCAGGACGCCCTCGACGAGCTCATCAGCGGCGCTAACAGCGTGCCGGCAGCTGTTGAGGCCGACCCGACCCTTGGCGGCGCAGCGACGACGTGCCAGGTTCGCCAGGCTGTCGACTACGGCGTGGTAGCCTTTGCAGATACCGAGTTTATCGGTGCCCGTTTTCTCGTGGAGGTCTACGCACGATGACCAGCTACACCGTCACGTCACACAAACTTGTCGGCCATGAGCACGGCGATACCGTGACCGACGCCGACCTTGAGGGCGCAAACGTGCCCGCATTGATCGCAGCAGGCCACCTGGCCGAAGCGAAACCGAAAAACAGCCGAAAGGCCAACCCAGAAAGTGAGGCCGACTGATGGCCGTTTTTCTTCAGAATGACGTTCAGGTCACCGTCAACTCGGTTGACCTGACCGACCACGTCGCAAGCATTACCTGGACCGAGAGCGCAGACGAGCTTGAGACCACGGCGATGGGTGACAGCAACCGCACCCGCATCGGTGGACTCAAGGACGGCAGCGTGTCGATCGAGTTCCACCAGGACTTCGGTGCGTCGTCCGTCTACGCCACGCTCTACAGCCTGCTCGGCACCACGACCACCGTCGAAATGACGCCGACCAGCGCCACGGTCGCAGCGACCAACCCGAAACACTCCGCCTCGGCCCTCGTCACCGAGCTCCCCATCATCGACGGCAGCGTGTCCGACCTGGCCACCGTGTCGGTAACCTGGCCGCTGTCCGGCGCTGTGACGGTCGCAACGAGCTGACATGCTTGATCTCTCCATCTCAACTCGACTGGCCGATGAGACGGAGCCAGTCACAAGCAAACCCACGATGGGCACGCTGCTCCAGCTGGAGCGGTACTTCAACCTGCCGAGCGCCATCGAAGCGTTGCAGCAGACAAAGATCGAGCATGTGGCGTGGCTGGCGTGGGAATCACGCCGGCACGCCGGGCTCGTCGTGCCGACCTGGGAAAAGTTTCGAGACACGCTGGTCGACATCGACTTCGACAGCGACAACGACACCCCTTTAGCCGAAGGGGAACCGCCTACGGCATAGCGTCGTTGGCACTCGCTACCGGGCAACCGATTAGCGAGCTTGAGAACGCTTCCCCGGCCGTTATTCGTGCGTTGCAGGCAATACTGAAAGAGCGTCACCAGGCGCAAGAGAAAGCAGCACGGAGGCGCTGACGATGGCACAACCCGCAGTCCGAGTCGAGGGCGGCAGGGAGCTGCGTCGCAAGTTCCGTGAAGTCGGCGACGACATGTCAGACCTGAAAGACCTGCACAAGCAGCTCGCTGACGACGTTGCTGGCACGGCAAAGACAAAGACGCCTGTGCGTAGCGGCCGGCTGCGCAACTCGGTGCGTGGCAGCGGCACAAAGACTGCTGCTCGAGTCCGAGCCGGCAACAACCGGAAGAGCGGCCCGAGCTCGGTGCCCTACGCCGGGGCAATTCATTTCGGCTGGGCCGAACGTGGCATCCGGCCGAAGCCGTTCTTGTACGAAGCGCTCGACGATCGCCGCCAGGAAGTGATCGAACGGTACAACGACGAAGTGCGAACCATCATCAAGCGCGTGTTCTAGGATTGACCCATGGCAGCAGGCTCGAGCGTTATCAACGTCGCCATCCTCGGCGACGCTAAGAAGTTCAACAAAGCTGTCGGTGAAGCCAGCGACAAGCTCGGCAAGTTCGGCACGAAAGTCGGCAACGTTTCGGCAAACGTCGTCAAAGGCTTCGGTGTCATGGGCGCTGCAGCCGGCGGCCTGGCCATCGTTGCCGGCAAGCAACTGTTTAACGTCGGCGAGGAACTGTTAGCCCTCGACCAGAAGATCGGCACCGTCTTCTCAGGCGAGTCGCTCAACACGGTCACAGACTGGGCCGACGAAGTCGCAGCCCGCATGGGCCTCACCTCAACCCAGGCAGCCGGCCTCGCCGCTAACGCAGGTGACCTGCTCAAGCCGATGGGGTTTACGGCCGACCAGGCCGCCGACATGTCGACCGAGATCATCGGCCTCGCTGGTGCGTTGTCCGAGTGGTCGGGCGGGCAGCGTGGCGTCGAAGAAACCGCCGAAATCCTGTCAAAGGCACTGCTTGGCGAACGTGACTCGCTCAAGTCGCTCGGTATCGCGATCAATCAGGCCGAAGTTGACCAGCGTGCCCTGCTGATCGCTCAGCAAGCGGGCCGGGATGCGATCACTGCGCAGGACAAGGCACTCGCAACGCAGGCCCTGATCCTCGAGAAGTCGACCGACGCTCAGGAAGCGTATGCCGCCGGCGGCAACAGGCTGACCGCTGCACAGAACCAGCTGAAAGCAGCGTTCGGCGAGCTCCAGGAAGACTTGGCCCGCAAACTGCTGCCGTTGTTCGCACAAGCCGCCGACATCGTTGTCGAGCTCATCGAGGTGTTTGACGAGGAAGGCCTAGGCGGCGTCATCTCGAACGTGTCCGAACGGATCAAGAAGGCGTGGCCGGCGATCAAGGCACAGCTCGCCGTGTGGGCGCAAGGATTCGTCGACTGGGTCAAGAAGGCCGGGCCGCCGATGCTTGCAGCACTCGGCAACCTGATCCTCGACTTTACGAAGTGGTGGTACACGGTCGCCGTGCCGGCCATCGTCGAACAGCTCCAAGCATGGGCCAAAGCGTTTATCGACTGGATCGGACCGCTTATCCCGCCGTTCCTCATGAAGCTCGGCGAGCTCATCGCAGCGTTCGCAAACTGGTTTATCAACATCGGCCTGCCGATGATCGTCGAAAAGCTTGCATCATGGGCAAAAGCGTTCGTGGAGTGGGTCGGGCCGCTGATCCCGCCGCTGCTGCTCGAAATGACGAAGCTGCAGATCAAGATTCAAAGATGGATGCTGACCGAAGCACTTCCCAAAATCATCAGTTATCTGGCCGAGTGGGGCCTGGCACTGATTCAATGGATCATTGACGTCGCGCCTGACGTGATCAAGGAGCTTGTCAAGCTGCTTGCTGACGTCACCAGCGCCATGGTTAACGGCGCGATCCAGCTCGGCAAAGACCTGGTCGGCGGCATCGTCAGCGGCATCAAGTCTGCTGCTGGCGCAGTCGCAAGCGCAATCGCAGACCTGATTCCTGGCGGCGGCATTCTCGGCGACATTGCAGGCTTCGTGCCAGGCCTCGCTGCCGGCGGGCCAGTGAGTGCTGGCAGCCCGTACATCGTCGGCGAAACCGGGCCGGAACTGTTTGTGCCGACCGGCTCGGGCACGATCATGAACAACAACCGCCTCGGCGGCCTGGGCGGCGGCGGCACAATGAACGTCACGGTGAACATGCCGGTCGGCTCGGATGGTGCCGATGTTGTTGCAGCGTTGCAACGGTACGCACGGGCGCACGGCGGCACCGTCCCAATTCTTACTGGGCAGCTGTAATGGCGTCGTGGGCCTGGGCGCTCGAGTTTCAGCCGACCGACAAGGACGGCGGCAGCAACCCGCCAGCCGTGCCGATCGGTGACGTTATGGGCGCAGCGATCAGCTACGGCAAACGAGGCGACGCGCTTTCGTACAGCGGCGGCACTTGCGTTTTGCAGCTCGACAACACGACCAGCGCTTACACGCCGGACGCCGGCGGCACCTACGCCAACGCACAGTTCCTCGGCACCAAGGTCCGCATTTACGCTGACGTGACTGGGGCCGGCGCACCGTCGTGGACGCACGGCCCACCAGCAGCGTTCACCGGCGTCGTGACCGATATTGAATACAGCTTCCAGGGCACGTTTGAGTCGTCTGTGAGGGTGACCGTTTCGGATGCGTTGACGATGCTCGGCACGCTGTCGTTCGGCACAACAACGCTCGCCGGTTTCACGCTTGACTCGGCAACCCGTGGCCTGCTTGACACAAGCCCACTCGGTTTCGACTTGACCGACGGCCTCGACGTCGACGCTGGCCCGGCCGCCGACCACATTTCACGCGTCCTCGCAGCCTCAAACGCTGTCACGATACAAATCGAACAAACCGCGGTTGTTAACCCGTCGGGCGACGCCGGCCAAACGCTGCAAGCCGTCACCGACTACAAAGGCACCGCTGGCTCGCTGCTGCAAACTGTCGAACACAGTGATGGCGGCGATGTCTTCGTGCGGCACGGCCTACCCGTGGACGGCACGACACCAAATAACGCTGTGACGTTCCGAACACGCGGCCACAAACCAGTCACGAGCGCTGTAACCGGCGTTGTCGGCCTGACCCCGCTGAATCTGTGGGATGCACGCCTGACGCCGTCAGGAACCGAGCCGCACTACTACTCGAGCATTGACTTCGCTTCGGGCACGAAAAGCAGCTATTCGCAGGTTTCGTTCACCAGCACCGGCGGTACCGAACAAACAGCCACCGCCAACGTCGACGAGTTCGGTGCACGAAGCATCAGCCGCACCGGGCTGCTGTGCGAAAACGACAGCGAAACCAAAAGCCTTGCGGATGCGTTCCTGGCGCAGTACGGCACCGATGGCGCACCGCCGCTCGCTGTGCGCGACATCGTCCTGCAAACAATCGTCGAAGGCGAAAACGACGACTACCAGCTTGTCAAAACGTCAGTCGGCGATTCAACAACCGTCCGGCTACGGCCCCAAGGCGCGAGCTCAACACTCGACTTTACTGGCGTCGTTTCCGGCGTCAGATGGAACATCACCCCGACGGGGTCACAAATGACCGTGCAGCTCGAGGACGGAGCACAAACCGTGTACTTCCTGCTCGACGATGCGGGTTACGGACTCCTCGACGTCAATCAGATAGGCTAAAACTCATGGGTTCCGGTTACAGAACATTTGTGTCGGGCGAGATCCTGACGGCAGCAAACGTGCAGGGCTACCTGGCCGACCAGGCCGTCATGGTGTTTGCTGACGCCACAGCCCGTGACGCAGCGATCACGTCGCCGGCAGACGGCATGATCTGCTACCTCGAGGACACCGGCTATTACCAGGCATACGAGTCGGCATCGTGGACCAACATGATTACGTCGGGCGGTGTCGCACCCGAAAACGCTGACATGTCTGATTCTGACAACGCTGGCCGCAAGCTCACCGTGTCGACCACAGCACCGTCGAGCGGTCAAACCACCGGCGACCTGTGGGTCGACATCTCGTGACGTTCTCGGCCCTCGTTCACCTCCGCAACAACGACCGCCACGAGCTCGACCAGGAGGCCTTTGACGCGCTTCCGAAGCGTGGCGACATCTTCGACGTTCACACCCGGACCGCTCAGTACGGTATTCGTGAATCGTTGCGGCGATGGATCGAGGACGGCCGTGCCGCAGACGAGTTCGACGGCCGGTTTTGTATTGTTCGGGTAAGCAGCGGGTCGGTGCCAGCCGATGAGGTTCGAGCGAAGCTGGTTCGGCAAGCGACTCGGCCTGCTGTGCTTGGCGAACCAGAGTTTGACGAGGAAACGCTGACCGGCGAAGTCGTGACGCACGAGAAAGCGTGGCGGCTGCGTTTGAGCGAATTTACGCCCGAAGAACTGGCAGCGATCGACAGCAACGGCGAGGTCACGATGACGCAGGGCCGATTCTGCGAAGTATCCGAGCACAAAGTCAACCGATGCTGGTTTGATCCGTCGCATGACGACGGCTACGGCCAGGTGCGTCCTGACGCTGACGATCCGTTGCCTCGAGAGGAAGAAGATGCCTGATACGACAGTCATCGTTCGACAGGACGGCACCGGCGATTACACGACGATTAGCTCGGCAGTGGCAGCCAGCAACGTGTCAACCGGTTTTTACAAAATCGAAATCGACGATTCCAACTCGTACGCCGAAGCAATCACTTTTAGACCAGCGACTGGTACTGCCACCTCGTCAAATTACCTTTGGTTGACAGTCTCAGAGGCAAATCGGCACAGTGGCGTGGCTGCTACATCTGGACACGCCAGGGTTGCTTCAGGCGGAAGCAATAACACTTTTTTCATTAATCACAATTACGGCAGGATCGAATACCTCCAGATCGACCAAGTAGGGACTGGAAGACCCGTCAATTTTCGAGCAAACAATCTTTTGATGTCTCGTTGCATAGTCAAAGGCACCGCCAGCGTGAACGGCGGCGTTTTTGTCGGTCCAGAATCTCAAGCAGGGTTCATTGATAACTGTTTGATCCAAAGCTGCGAACGGGGCCTCTTTGTCAACAATTCGTACGTTGGAGCTGCAAATGTTTACGTCGACCAGTGCACCATTGTTGACAGTTCTGGTGACGCGAATATTTATTTGTACAGCGTTTATGGAAACGCGCTTACGACCAATTTTTACAACAACGGACTCGCAGGCGTTGCAAGCGGCGCAGACATCAATCTGTTGAACAATGCCACCAATTTAATTGCGCACAGCGGATCGCATAACGCTTGGGACACCAGCACGACCTACTTCTATTCGTCGACCGGCAGCTACACGAGCAGTCAAGACATTTCGTCCGGCGGCCTGACGACAACAACGACCACGGCAAACGCCATGATCGTCACAGACCTGACTCCAGGTTCAGAGAACTACACGCCCGTTCCTGCTACTGGTGCAGGCTCGAACTTGTTGCTCACCAATGGCACGAACCGGCAAGGTTCCGAACCTGATCCACGTCAGGATTTCTCGACCGACATTCGAGGCGCAGCCCGACCCACGACAGCCGGCAAGATCGACATCGGCGCGTTCCAGATCACGACAGCCGCTGGCTTCAAGTATTGGGACGGCGCAGCTTGGGCCGACTCAACCGCCGTGCAGTACTGGAACGGCAGCGCCTGGACCGACGTCACCGGCATTCAATACTGGAACGGCTCAGCGTGGACCGACCCGTCCTGACCGAAAGGCACGACCAGCATGATTGAACGCGTTCGCACCGTCCTCACCGCTGCTGTGACCTGGCTCACCGCCGCCGGCGCTATCGCAGCCATCCTCGTCGAGGAACTGGCCGACATGCCCGCCGTCGCCGACATCGCCGCCCAGGCCGCCGTCGTCATCGCCACCGCAACGGTCATCATCCGCCGGGTTACGCCAGTGCTGCCCGACCAACGTGGCCTGACGAGCTCGAGCAACGACGAATGAACGTGATCCCGCACGGCGCATGGTCCGTGTACGGCGTGTGGGGCACACCAGCACCGTTCACGACCGGCAACGCTGGCATTGTCGTGCATCACACCGTCACGGGCATCACGAGCGACCCGGTCGCTGACGTCCAAACCGTCGAACGAGTCACCTACAACCGAGGGTCGTTCGCAGCGATCCCGTACTCGTACCTGATTCATCCGACCGGCGCAGTGTTTGAGGGCCGTGGCACCCGCTATCGCAACGGAGCAAACCGGAACGATAAAGGCGGCAGCTACCAGAACCACAACACCGTCAGCATCTCGCTTATCGGTGATTACCGAACCGACCCGGTCACGTCAGCGATGCGATCGTCGTTCTGGCAGCTCGTCAACCAGCTCAAGCGTTCAGGCGCTACGCAGGAATCACCGGCGCTCATGCCGCACTCCGCTGTCGCCTACACTGAATGCCCATCGAAGGCATTCGATCAACTTCAACAACCGACACCAGCAAACGAGGACGTGATGCAAACGCTCGTCAGCAAGACCAGCGGGCAGGCTTGGGTTACAGCCGGCAACCGTGCCCGACCCATTAGCAACGTGCAGCAGTGGCTCGCAACGTTCGACGGGCCGGTTATCGCTGCTGACAACATGGAGCATGTAGTGGCTGACCTTTACGAGCTTGTCTCGTAACATGTCGCCATGCAGGTCTGGGTTGCCCTCATCACCGGCGCGTTCTCGTTGGGCGGCATCGCCCTCGCTTCCC